ATTCATGCCGCCATTTACACAACTGTCGCACAGCGCATTGATGCTTGTAGTCATTCAAGTTCCATTCCTAATCGTGTCATGCACTTGCGTTTAAGGGTTTCGTAAGTATCGTAGCCATTACCTAAAATACCGAGTTCCCTTGCTTTTTCTTCAATGCCTTTTTGACTAAACATCCACGACCTGTCAATTTTTGGTTTAGGCGGGGTCATGTCTAAAAAGTCCTCCCACCTCGAACCGTTAATCCAAGAAGCTGGATATGGAATGAAATCTATTTCGGTTTGTTTGATTTGCCAATGTCTAAGGTGCTTTGGCAAGGCTTCCATCGCTTCTCGCTTTTCAAGCTTGGATAACTTCCCCCAAGCAGCTTCAGCTTTTTTCTTAGCCACTTTTTTAGGCCACAACTCCCAAAATTGCTCAAATTCCACACTAAATCCCCCATTTAGATAGATTGTTAAAAACATACAAATAAATGCCTACAAAATACATCAGTACAGCAACAAATTCTACTAAAAACAAAGCGTAATCGTCTTGTTTCCAACCCGCGATAGCCCACATTCCGCTACCAATAAACCCGAACCAAATATTGGCTGGATATACATTTAAGCTTGTTAATCCAATACCAATTAAACACAAGATTGTTCCAGTCCATTTAAAAAGGAGCATCGGGCAAATCCAATTTAGGTTTGTCGGCTTTTACAAACTGGTAAGTCCAATCCGTATAGGTTTTAATAAGTTGTTCGGCTTCGTGTTTAGTCTTTACAGTTCGCATAACTTCGCCATGTTCATCAAAGATTTTGTAATAATTCATTTTTCACTTGCTTTTTTTAGTATTGCTCTAGCAAATTTAACTGGGTCATACGCCCAATCTACTGAATAAAGCACCTCATATATTTCCTCATCACTTAACTCTTTTATTTGTGGTGCGGTGTAGAGTGGAATACCACGACCACTAACATTAAGGTCGTATACATCGCTATGTTCTAGGTAATCCATCCAAGCCACTGGTTTAGATACTTTCTCTAACTCCGCTATGCGGTCTGCTTGTTGGCGTAGCATTGCACAATTTTTAAGCATTAAGTTTTCATCAACATTCCAAAGCCTGTCTTTGTTTTCTAAGTTATTTGCTAATTCGTATGCGTTCATTGCAAAACCCTCGGTGAAGGTGGGCTAGGTGGTGACATCGGCACAGTATAGCTAGGAGTACCAATTGCCCAGCCTTGCGGTGTAACCGCTTGATTTGGATATATAGTAATGCTTTGAGTTACAAACCCACGATTGTCAACTATTTGACCCGTATTGCCTTGAATTTGTACACTTTGAGAAACATTACCTCTTGGGTCAGTAATGACATAAGTTTGGGCGTTAGCCAAAATTGGTATTAACAAATTTGTTAATAAAAGTTTTTTCATAATTCCCCCTTTGTTGGTAAACATAATCGTAATGCGTTATCAACTTTTGTTTATTAGGACTTACCCTAATGTTATATTGTTATATAACTTGTTGGTTATGCCGATGATTTTTTTTAAAACCTATGGGTTGCAAGCTAATTTCCCATAGAACGACCAACGCCACAAGTGGCGATACTGTTGCGAGATGTATGGAGTAACGACTCTACCCAAGCTGGCGCAACCCAGTTCTTGGCGGCTATCGCAGGTGTCGACCCTCGCTCCGATGCTGAATCTCCATCGGCCTCTAGCCCATCCCCGACTTTTTCTAACACCCTGTCGTTTCGGGTGGCAGAAATAGAAAAACCCCTTTGGGTAGCTCTAAGGTGAAGTTGCTTAATAAATGCCCTTTATTTCATTTACTAAACACTCAAAGCTACCCAAAAGGGTCTTATAAAGGGCAAATCTAAACAGACTTCACTCTGCCCTTATAGTATAAAACAAAATTTTGCGCTATTGCAACTCAGGCCAAATTAAATGCCAAGTTTGGGGAAACATATCCTTACGGGTTACTAGCCCATGCGATTCTTTCTCGATTTGGGCGGCAAGTTCCATAAGCTTACTAGCGGGTAAACCTTCGTTTTGCCACCGATGAACTGCTTGGGTTGTTACCTTGAATCTGCGGGCTATTTTGGCAGGGCCACCGCATAAATGAATCATTTGTTTGGGTGTAAGTTTGAAGTCCATAAAAGTAATTTTATAGTTAAGTGGCTATTTTAACAAAAAATATTGCACACAGGTAAAAAAAGGTTTATAGTAAAAATACCTGACTACTCAGGCTAACTTATGGAGAAATTTATGGATGACCAACAACAAATGATGGAAGCTCAATCTGAATTGGAATATGAATTAACCACGATTTTTGAGGACTTAGAAGAAGGCAATATGCTAACCGTTGCACAGATAGATACGCTACGCTACGCTTGCGGATTCCCTAAAAAAACTAGGGTTATCCCTTTACTTGCCGAAACTTTTGATGAATTTAGAAACATTTTTGGGGGGAAAAAATGATTGTGACAGGCTCAAACGCACCGAAAAAAGAGTTCAAGATTGCACCCGTAGGGTCGCATTTGGCTCGTTTGTACCGAATTATTGATTTAGGTACACAAACCACCGAATACATGGGGCAGACCAAAATGCTTCGTAAGGTCAAGTTCTTTTGGGAGTTGCACGGTGACGACCTCAAAACTGACGATGGTAAGCCCTTAATCCAAACACGCAATTACACGCTCTCGCTAGGCGATAAGGCTTCGTTACGGAAGGACTTGGAGAGTTGGCGGGGCAAATCATTTACCGATGATGAATTGCGTGGCTTTGACATTAGCAATTTATTGGATAAGTGGTGCATGGTAACGATTCAGCACCGCACCGCCAATAATGGCAATACCTACGCAGATGCCGTAGCCGTAACGCCAGTACCAGCCATCGTAGCAAAAGCGGGGCTTCCCAAAGGCGAAAACCCTTGCTTAATCTTTGATTTACAAAAGTTTGACCAAGCGGTATTTGATGGGCTATCGCAAGGTCTAAAAGACCAAATCATGCAATCAGCCGAAATGCGTAACAAAAAGGATGTAAATAAGTTACTGCAAGACGCAAAGATTGAAGATGATGAGGACTTGTCCGTGCCGTTCTAGGGGGAATAACCTTTAGGAGAAAGCCATGAACCATGCAATTAAAGATGTAATCGAATGTAAATATACCGTTAAAACCTTTCAAGAGCGGGGCTACGATGAAGAAGTCCCAATCATTGGGTTTGCGGTAGAGGACTTAGAAACCGTCATTAAAAGCGTGGTCTTGGCTTGTGCTGATAAAGTCAGCGATGAGCAAGAACGCAGGAATATATTATCGTTAGCTAGTTAATTGTTACAGGGGGAATTATGTTAGTGAAAGAGATAGCAAGCGAGAGTGGCCATTGGTATCGACCAACTGGCGAGCCAGCCTATACTGTTGAGGGGGCTAATGGCAAAATCCGCAATACAACGGTACGAGATGCCCGTAAAGAAGGTTTAGTCCCGTCAGTCACCACGATTATTGGGTGTGCCGCTAAACCCGCACTTGATGTATGGAAACAACAACAAGCTATTCTAGCCGCCCTAACTTTGCCCCGTATTGAGGGCGAATCTGAAGAATCTTGGTTAGCCCGCGTAGTCGCGGATTCTAAAGAAACAGCCAAGCAAGCTGCCGAGCGTGGCACACAAGTTCACGGGGTCATAGAAGCGTTTTACGAGGGCGTTTATATGCCCGAACTGCCTGCGTATGTGCGGGTAGTCGAAAGGGTCATTAACGAGCATTTTGGGCAACAGATATGGATTTCTGAAAAATCTTTTGCTAACGGTGGATATGGCGGTAAATGCGACCTCATTAGCAAACCACATAGCCATCCCAAGACTGATGGCTTTGTCATTGACTTTAAAACAACAGAAAAAGATGTGGATAAGCTCGACTATTACTTTGACCACCAAATGCAACTGGCGGCTTATAGGCACGGCTTTGATATGCCTAACGCTCGGTGTGCCATTGTTTATGTCAATGCCAACGAAAACAAGGCTAAACTATTAGAGATACCCGATGCCGACCTGCGAATTGGGTGGGAATGTTTTACACATCTGTTGGCGTTTTATAGGGCTAAAAACCGCCTATAATGGCTACGGGGTGGTAGTTGGGCATCCCCCTGCCCTCACTTCTCATTCACGGGCTACCACCCCACCTTTACAGGGCGTTAAGCCGCCCCAAGAGGATGTGGCAAGTAACGAGTTTTGCGGCTTTCTGCGTTACATGTAACAGTCCACCAAATCTTGCCCTGTCTTTTTATACAGTATAGGGTAAATACTAGTAAACAAAAGTTGATTGTGTAATATACTGACCATGCTGTTTAACTAAAGGGGGATTTATGTTTATCAAAATGGCAGATTACGCAGTTATTAGACAACGGTATTTAGATAGTGGTTGGATTGACCCATACTTTAAAGATGGAAAAATGTATGGCGGGTGGAAATCAAAACCTAGAAAAAATTTAGAGCCTTTAGATTGGCGTGATGAGTTAAAAGAATTTGATATTTTGATTTCACCGTCAGGCGATTTGCGAATTGTTAGAGAAGCAAGCTATGATGAATTTGGTCGTTTAAGTCATATACAAGTAGCAATTCGTAAATGTGGAAAATTTAATGGTGGATTAAGGATATTTAATAGATATGAATTAAAAAAGTTTAAAAAAGCAGAACTTAAATATCGCCCAACACAAAAAGATTATGAATTGCGTGACTATTTAATTAAAGAAAAAAGATGGATTAAATCAGAGCAAAATTTTAATTGTATTAATGTTAAGCAGTTTGCATAAGGGGGATTTATGAAACAGTTTTTATTTGGCGTTATTGGCGGTCTTATTGCCTTTGGAATACCCGCAGTTGTGTATGTGCTATATACAGGGGGTATATCGTGAAAGAACAACTCTTAAATAAGCTTGTATTAGCGTTTGATTTGGTGCGGGAAGTTCAAGACGAACTAGACAATTTTCCTGACATCAAAGAAATGGCAGAAAAGCACCATCAAGTTGACCAACACATCATGTCGTTTATTTACGACATTGAAGATACTAATTCTGAGGAGTTTGAATGAACATACCTTACAAAACTAAATCAGGCGTACAGATTGGCAAATATTATCAAAAGCCAAAATATGTAGAAGAAGATACCGATATGCTACGGCTTCAGTCATATTTAATTTACGACCCCGCTCGTTTAAAGCGTCAATATTGGATTAACAAATTTGTTATGTTTTTAAGCGTTGTTACTTTGTTGGTCGTTATCATCAAGAGCTAGTTTTCGTGCTTCTTCGACCCGTCTAAGCCAACCTCTAATAAAGCGTTCTTGTTCGGGTCGTCTAGCAACTATGCCTTGGTAAAAGTCGATGCGCTCGTCTGAATAGTCGTTAATAAGTTTTTTATGGTTTGCACCATTAATCGCTGCCCTAGTCCTAGGCCCGATAATTCCATCAGCCACCACTCCGATAGCCTGTTGTAGCGTCTTAACTGCTCGCCCTGTCCCAGCATTAACGGCAAAATCAAATACCACATAATCTAGCCCTTTCGGTAAGACTTCACAGTAGGCAGCGTTCCAATACTTTTGTTTATACAGTTTACCGACCTTTTCGGGGGTCAAGGCTCGCATATCGGCTTCTGATACGGGGTGTCCTACAAATTCTTCCCAAACTCGCTTAGTAACGCCTAGATTCGTCATACCGCCACGGTCTATTGGGTCGTTTGAGAAACCCCCCTCATGTTTAAGCACACGGGCTAAACACTCCTCAAATCTCATTTTTTAAGGTTAGCCATAATACGGCTACCAAACAGGAATCCAAAAGCAATGTTGGCGGCTTCTAAGCCAATACGCTGAACAAATGGGTCAACGGGTAAGAATAGAGTAGATAGTCCTACGATAATGACTACTAAAGCCCCTATATAACGACTAGAAGCTCTTAAGTCTATAACCCATTGGCTAGGTTGTCCGTATGGATTATCAAGCTTTGCAAGGGCTTCTAAACGAGCAATTTCGCTGTTATCAAGCTGAATTTGCTCGGCAATGGTGGTTGGGCGAACTCCACCGTTAAAACGCCCTATGAGTTGTTTAATGCCTTCTACACCGACTGGGACTAAAGCACCAATAATTGTTTCAAGAATCATCCACCGACCTTAATATGTCCGATGCTTGCAAAGTAAGTGACTAAGCTAATGGCGGCTAAACCGACAACCCAAAAGATTTTTTGAACCACAGATTTACCAACGCTGGTGTAAACCTTTTCGATTACACGCTCGGTTACTTTTTCCACGATTTCTTCAATCTGTTCATCGGTTAGCTGTGCCATGATTACACCTTTCTCGCTCGGCTTTTAACAGTTTTCTTTGCTACGGCTTTTTTAGCGGGTTTTTTCTTGGGTTTTTCTAAAGTTTTATCCCAATCCGCAAATAAGGCAGTCCAATCCACTTTTTTGGTGTAGCCCATTTTGTCAAACATCCATTCAATAATGAACATTATGGTAACTCCTTAATAAATTCGTTAGCTTGTTCTTGTGTCATCACATTCCCATCGGCATCTTGCAGTTCTACACCAGCTAAGACTTCTTTTTTGAAGATTTGATAGTCGGTGTTGGCTGGGTCGAAGGGGATGAAAGCGTTGTCTGATAAACGCAAAACAGATTCTGTTTTACCAGTTAAAGTATTTTTAATTAATTTATACATAGTTTATAACTCCGCAGAAGCTGTCCAACCAAATGTTGATGCAACAGAATGAGCAGTATTTTGATAAAAAGAACCATTTGTTACTGCAAATGTTGCGCCCGTTCCACCAGAAAATGTAGGGGTTACAGTTGGAGATATTCTTTTGCCCACTTTAAATATAAAAGTGGCAAATTGCGTTGCGCTTGTGGTTACAACATATGCATCTGAATTTGCAATAGTTCCACCTGAACCATTACTATTTTCATAATACCTCTGGCACAAAGCCAATTCAGTTCCATAAGGTCTGTAATCAAAGCTAGTAGCTGTAGAGCCTACCTCAAGCTGAACTCCTGTGAGAAAGAAGGTCGCTCCGTTTGTGCCGACTACTGATGTTGCTCCTGTAGCTCCAAGAATAAGTGAAGTTCCTGTCCATGCGCCAGCAGTTCCGCTGTAAGTTGACCCAATACCAAGACCAATAGATACAGCTATTCCACAACTACTATTAGTTAACCAAGTACCAGTTGTATCACCAGCAATTGTTATTGATTTTTGTTCCCAAGTATTAGCAGAGCTAATCGTATATGTGAACGGATAGGCTCTATCAAACGCATTATTATTTAAACAACCACCAAATGTGCCTGTTAAAGAACTACGCACCCAAAAAGACAAAGTAACTGTTTTAGCATTAGCAGTACCCCACCCTAAATCAGCAACATTAAAGCCTTCTATTTGCTGCCTAATATTAAACCAGTCAGTTGAATTTACAGAATAAGCAGATAAAGAAGTTACACCCAAATAATTAGTAAATCCAGCTGGTGGTGTTACAGAGCCAGCATTTTGTTGAACAGATAGTTTGCTTGATTGAGTATTACGAATTTGCCATCTATCAAGAGAATATGGTCCGTCTGCAGTAGGAGTAACACTAGCACCAGCATTACGCTGGTCGATTTGCATTTGTCCGTTTATCAGCTTGTTTTTCATCCCCAGCACGGGAGTAACAGCATTAGCCGTTATCGCACCGTTATACATGGGAGTTGTTATTCCCAAACTTCCATCGATAGTTACTGGTGGCATATTACGCTCCTAATCTATTGGCTTGTTCAGCCTTAAATGTTTCGTATGCTTGGCGAACTTCAGGTGTCCATGCCGCATTACAAATGTCTTTGACCTTTTGTTCTTGGTCGCTAATGTCGGAATCAGGAGTTAATACCCAACGATGGAATGTGCGAGATACAAACTCACCATCTCGTTCAATAATGGTAGCCTGACGGACTTGGATGTTCCAATCACCTACAATTTCAATTTGGTCTATTTCTGTGCGTTCTGTAAGTGCCATATTTAGTCCTAAACAAAATAAACAATCGTTGCCCTAGCGTAGTTTGAATCTGAGCCTGTTCCAGCGCTTGTTACGGCTAATTCTGCTGAGTTTCCAGTTACAGATGATTTATACATTAACTCCATTAAAGCGTTTCCACCTAAAGCCTTAACTCCTAATGGATTATTAGTTGACCATTTTTCAGATGCAAATAAACCGTTTCCGTAAGCAGTATTGCTACCAGCAGTGAATGGTAGCCCAGCAATTCTAATAGCTCCACTTCCAGTTCCTACAGTAATTGCATTAGTTCCAATATCAAAATTTAAAACTACCATTCTTCCAATTTTTGTATAAGAACCATATCTACTTCCAGCATATGTAACGGATGTAAATGAACCAAATTGAGGTTGATAAGTCGGTGTCCAAGTCCCCTCCTCATAATCATCTAGCGTATTAGCGTCTGTGCTTGCTGATTGAGTAGCTGGAAATGTAATACCAGCACCGCTAGTAGATGGGGTGGCATCGCCTACACCAAGCGTATTTTTGACCTTAACACCTTGCGATGTGTTAATGGTAAGGGCGGTTGTTGTGCCGTTACTTTGTAACTCTAATACACCGCTAGTATCACCAGCAATAGCAATCGCTGTACCTGCGCTCGTGCCTGCACTAATCGTAGAAGCCATTATTTAATCTCCGCTAATTGTTCGTCTGTTGGGCGGGGTAGGGAATGTTCCCACTTAGCTATGTAATCACCTTTGCCGTCTGAATCGTTTTGTAATGTGATGACAGTCGTAAAATCCTGCGGCTGTAGTTCAGGATATATGGCTAGTATTTTGTCGTATAAAGTCATTATGCCGCCCTCACTAAAAATCCCGATAAAACTGTATTCTCTTGACCTGCCCCAAAAGAAGGAGAACTAGCTCCGTTGTTATATAAAAACAATTCAACATAATCAGTAGAACCATTCATGTATTGAATAGTTGACACAGGTAAAGATAATCCATTTGAAAAAGTGCAAGTTATTTCGTTTTGTGCAACGGTTGTAGTATTTTTTCTAATTTGTGTTAAAGCAATACTTCCTGTTCCGCTAGAAAGCTGTGCAAGACCATTGGCTATAAATACATAATAACCAGCCACATTAGGGGTAAAACGGTAGTTTGTAGTAGGGTCAAAACAATTTGCTGTATCAAATAACTCATTGCTAAGAACCGCTTTAGTAAATGTTGCTGAAGTTACATTTTGAGTTGAAGAAAGACAAGCACTAAACGCTGGGCCAGTACCCGCAAAAGTAGAAGCTGTAGTAATAACTGTACCTGTATTAGCAGGTAATGTAAGCGTGTTTGAGCCAGCTACCGCAGGGGCGGCTAGTGTAATACTGCCTGATGTATCGCCAGCAACGACAATAGATGCCATTATTTAACTCCTATGTATTTGTTTATTTTAATGGTTTTCATTTTACAAAACCACCCATCTTTGACCGTTTGGCACGGTGACCGTAACCCCGCTATTAATTTGAATCGGGCCTACGCTTTCAGCGTTCTTATTGGTAGTTAAAGTGTAAGAAGTTGTTACAGTTACACCGTTTTCTACAAATACTTGGTCACCGCCACCGCCTGTAGCTCCACCGCCAATATTGCCCCATGCGCCATTTGCATAGCCTTCAAACTGTCCGTAATCGGTGTTATAACGAATTTGACCGTTTACAGCAGTTAAAGGTCTTTGGGCGGTTGTTCCCGCAGAAATTAGTACAAACCCTGTAGATAAGCAAGTAACATTACCGTTAAAAGTAGGGGTGTCAAACTGAGCAAACTCTACCGCTTCGCCTGCTTGTGTACCAGCAACCAATCCCACAACTTTGTGGGTGTTCATATTTAAGTTGCCTGTTAATGGGGTTTGACCGTCTGCCGCTACCGAATCGGTTAAAGCAGAAGCCAAGTCGTTCATGGTGTTATTAGCCCATGTTGACGATATAGTTGTGCCTGTTACTACGGGATTACCCGCAGGTAGTGAATATACGCCTGACCCGTTTCTACTCATTTTTTGCTTCCTTTTTTCAATTCTTCAGCCATTTTTGTTGGCGAATAATTAATGGATTCTTGAATCTTTTTCTTCAAAGCTGCTTCTTGTGCTTTTTCAAAGCTATATTTAGTTAAGTTGCCTATTACAGGTATTTTACCGATTGGGCTACGATTAATCATGTCTAAACCACGAATCGTTGCACTAGCAGTATTGCTATAGTTTGGCGCGCCTTTAAGTGGGGCGTTTACCAAAATAGTGGTTTCCATAAGGTCACGAATCTCTTGTGCGCCTTTTTTACCAAACAAATAGTCAAATTTGCCGTCTTGGTCTAACTCACGAACTGCCGACTTAAACTTAGCAGGGCTTACTACTGGATTACCAAACATATCGGTATCAATCGATTGAGTTACGCGGTCTTTTAAGTATTCAATGGTTTGACCTTGCAACTCTCTTAATGCTTGCTGTCCTTGTGGGCCTGCCTTTTTAAGTGCATACCCTAAATTCTTAACATCATCTAAAGACCCATTAATAATTGACTTTTGAAATACATCTTCAAGTGCCACAACTCGGTCATCAGAGTTTGCTTTTGTGCTAATTAAACGGTCAATAGCACCAATGTTTTCAAAGCGTTTAGCGTATTCTTGGCGTAATTTACGGGCTTGTTGGTACAAATCACCGCCTTTGCCTTCAGTAATTTGATTAATAATATCTCGCATTTCACGACCATAACTTGCGTTTGGTGTGTTAGCTACATAGTTTTTATTGATTACTTTATAAATGTCCTCTAGCGCATTAATAGATATTTGACCTGTATTATCAGGGTCATTTTTCTTTAATTGCTCGTACACAATATTAAGAATTGGCGCGTTAGCAGTACGAGTTGTAGGCGTTTCATTTTCAATAAATGCTTGTAATTGAGAATAATTAACAGGGGCTTCAGTTTCGCCTTTTTCTTTTGCCAATTTGTACGCTTGATTAATTTTGGTTTTTGCCGCTTCTGCTTCTTTATTAAGAACATCGGTTACAGCCTTACCTGTAGCCCGTAAACCAAACGACTGTTTGCCAGTAGCATCTACAAACGCATCAAAGTTTTGCAAAATAGCGTCATTGCGTCTTGCTTGAGCTTCAACTAATGGTTTGCCTAATTCAGGCGCAATCTTGGGTGTTTCAATTTCAAACTGTTGTTGTCCTAAATCACGCTCGGCTTGACCTTTACTTAAAGGCACAGGCACACGCAACTGTTGAGCCATTTGCACACGATTAATTGTTTCAGGTACTTCAGCAGAACCTACGCCAGCCATAGTTGATTGTGGTTGTCTGCGTAAAACTTGTGGCATGGTAGGCACATTTTGTACGGCTTGTGCAATTTGAGGTTGTGTAGCACTAACCATACGAGCATAACTTGGCAACATTCCAGTTGTAGGAATAATTGGGGGTAATTTAGCCGCTTGTGCAGTTTCGCCAACAGTTTGTAATACTTCTTGAGAAACAGGGCTTGTAGGGGTGTAAGTCATTTGGCGAGCCACACGGTTAGCCACATCTTGACCTTGTTGAATACCTTGTTGCGTACCAAATTCAGGGCTTGTAACTGTACGAATAGCACCTGCGACAGAGCTAATTGGGCCTGCAATCATGGCAGAACCAGCAGTTAAAGGCACTTCGTAAAGTGCTTTTACTCTATCCATCATGCTTCGTTTTGGTTGAACTTGTTGCGGCACAGGTGTTTGACTTACAACTGTAGGCACATCAGTATTAATGATGTTTGAACCTTCAAGCTGAAAGCCTGCTGGTAATTGCATACCTGCATTTGTCTGTTCAAGAACAAAACCTTGTGGAAGTGCCATATTATTTAGCCTTTGGTGCTGGTTTCCAAGTTTTACCACCATCTGTTGACTGAATACGCTCATTAGTTTGAGGATTTACAGCAAAAATAGGTGTCTGATTGGATTCTTTTTGTTGCGAAACAATGTTTTGCATTTGTTTTTGACCTTGTGGGCCAGCTTCAGCTTTTAATGCTTCGATTGCTAATCTTCGAGCATCTTGTTTTTGTTTAATAACATCTTCAGAATCACCCAACTGTGGGAAATATTTGCGTTCTTCATTAGCATATTCAACTGGGCCAATAACTGCTCCAGATTCTTTACGCAACACAGCACTAATAAAGTTTCTGCGAGCTTGGTCATTTTGTTGTTGTTCAGGGCTTGGGCCACCAACTATTTGTGGCACTACATTAAATGCAGATTTAACGCCTTGTTCAAGTTTTTCACCAATCAAAGGTGCAGTACCAGCAATACCGCCAATAACTGTACGAGTTGCTCCAATATTTGTGACCCCTTTGTTTTCAAGGTCTGTCGCAATTTCATTGGCAACCATAGCTCTTGCACCAAAGCCAACAGCTTTTCCTTGACCTTCAGTTAATGGCTTTCCGCTACCAAGTAAGGGCTGACCTTGTGGGCCTAAAACAGGTTTTGCTTGACCAGTTCTTGTATCAACTAAAAAAGTGCCTTCATCACGCTCAACAATTTGACCAGCAGTAGGCATTTGCGATTTAGGAACAACTTGTAATACTTTTGTTGGGTCTAATGGGTCACGCAATTCAATCGTAGTTCCAGTATCAATTTGTATTGGCGCACGAACTTTTGGTGTTCCAGCCGCAACGGTTTCCATTTCACCTTTAAGTGGGTTATAACGAGTAATTGTTTCGCCTTCGCCAAGTTTTTGTCCTTTTAGCATTTCAGCTAATTGCTGACGCAAAATTGGGCTTTGAGATGTAGCGGCAATTTGATAAGCCATTTGTGGATTGCGTTGAACTGCTGGTATATCCAAAGTTGGCATTGGTACATTTGCACCAGCTTCGCCAACTCCTTGACCGTATGGGCCTGCCATTTCCAACTGTTGAGCAGGTCTGCCATATTGGTATTCAAAGAATTTATTTACATCTTGCGCTTCTTTGTTTCTTAGTTTTTCAGCTAACTTTAGTGCTTCATCATCTGCGCTTTTGCTTAAATAAGCACCAATAATTGGATTTAATGCAGCTTGTAATTGTTGTGTAAATGCGGGTGCAACATAACGCCCACTTACCATTTGTCCTTGTGGTTGAGCAGATTGTTGCATCAACATACGAGCGTATTGACGCTGACGCTCTAACCCCATAATTTCAGGGGTAACTGGATTTAATAATTGTGAATATAAATCTGTTGTTGCCATATTAACCGCCACTCATGGAGTTAAGAAAGTCTAAATATGCGCTACGGTTTTGCATTGGGGTAACACCAAAACCGCGCCCTGCCATCGGATTAATTCCCACATTAAATGGTCTTGCCATTGGGTTAATACCAACACCTGCATCAGGAGCTTGTGGAATTGCCCCGCCACCACCTTGACGCAACATTTGTGCAAGTGCCATAGGGCTTAAACCTTGGTAACCTTGAAATTGTGGTGCTGACATTGGCGCGGATTGCATTAAACCTTGATAATTTTGCATTGGAGCAAACTGTTGTTGCATACGGGTATAAGCGTCTTGTTGTGCTTGATTCTGCATCCGTTGTTGCATCATTTGTTGCATTTGCGCTAAATACTGTGGGTTTCTCATGGTATTAATCCGTAATCTACGACTTTGTAGCCGTCATCAAGGGTGCGTACTGCGTATGGATAAACTTGCTCAACTTCGTCAGCCATAACTCCAACATGAACGCCATGACCTGCATAACCTTTTTCTTTAAATTCGTCTTTGTATTCAAAGCTATATAAGGTAAGTCCGTTTTCCATAATTCCAATCGCTTTAATGTTTTCTTTAGTGCGGGGGTCGGAATATTTTAGTAATGCAGCACCGCCAAGACTTCCAAGCAAGCCCATCATGCCGCTTTGTTGGTTAGCTTGTGCGGCTTGTTGTGCGTTGTAACCTGACATTTGGTTAGCATACAAAGCGTTAGTTGCGGCTAAATAATCTGCGCCTGCGGTTGGTGCTTGTACTGGAGTATTAACAAACTGTGGCTGAGTAACTTGTGCGCCACTACGAACAGCGTTAAGAGTATTAAGGGGTTCATTACGCATATAAGCCAACTCACCAAAGCCTTGTTGACGAGCTTGGTTAGCAAGATTAGCACCAGTAACGCCTTGACCAAAGAATTGTCCTTGTAATGATGCGCCTGATAGTGCGGCCTGATTGAGCAAGTCATTTTGTTGCATTGCAAGGTCTTGTTTAGCACGGGTATAGGCTTCAGAACCTCTTGAAATACCTTGATTGGCTAATTGTTGTTCAAGTTGTTGTTCCCGTCTTTGCATTTGAGGTTGTAAGCGTTGCATGAGCAAATTAGTTGCTCTATCCCAACCTTGCATACCCACTAAATTAGGGTCAACTTGTGATGCTAAAGTAGGCAAACCCCGTGTGCTAAATGGATTCTCCATCATGCCACGAACATAATTTAAACCTTGTGCTGAAAGCTGACCTAAACCTCTTGAAGTTGCTAAATCGTAATTAAGTAGTTCTTGTTGTGCGGGACTTAGACTTTGTGTAGCGGTGTACATTGGGTTGCCAAAACGGTCAGTCCCAACTTCACGGTAAGATAAGCTTCCGTAAGGAGTTTCTTGACCAATAAGGCTACCAGCAAGTGCCGCTCTTGCGGCTTCTAAGTTTCCTTGTGCAGTCGCTTTAGCTGCGGCAGTATAGTCAGGAGCGGCAGGCGCGGGCGCAGAACCGCCACCACCACCGCCACCACCAAAAATACCTGATACTGCTCTGCCTACTCCACTAATTGCGTTGCCTACAAAAGCCATATTAAACTCCCAATATTCTTTTTAATGGGGTGTCAAGTTGTAACCATTTACAACCATCTTTCCTCATTTCAAAAATCACTAAATCACCGTCTTTGTGAGCATCGGCAATTTGTACTACTTTTTGGAAGCCAAGTTTTCGGCACATATTCAGGGACTTATCATTATTCCCCGATATTGTTGCTAGTATAACCTTTAACCCTAATTTATTAAACGGGTAGTCAAACATAGCCCACAAAAAATCCTTGTTCATCCAGTTTTTGCCTTCGCCTACCATACTAAAATTACAGCTTTTTCCTGCGAAATTGCTATAACTTACTACTGCCTTTACTTCACCATCTACATCAATACCAATACATTGGGTGTCAAATGGGGCTTCACCGCCCAATTTATCAGAAATCCACCCCCGTAAATACTCTTGGTTTTCTGTCGTAACCCTTCTCACAGTACCCCGCCACGCTCCATTACAAAGTCGGTTGATGCCCAATGAAACTCAATTCCTTGCGATGCCACATTAAGGCTAACTGAACCCGCATAGCCCAAACCTGTAACACCTTGCCATATTTTTGTAGTTACAAGACCACCGCCCCAGTTGGCGTTATCCCAAGTATCTAAATCCCATTCTCCTGTTTGCAAAATAGATGGGTTAAAGGATATTTGGCTAGTTAGGTCAACCGTGTCAAAGTCAACAGATAGCCCGCAAAGAACCGTAGGTAAGCCATTATCGGTCTGTAAGATGGGGCGAACCATCGTAAATCGTTTTTGTTGACCCCTAGAATCAAAATACGAATAAGCTTGTTGTACAAAGGCGCGGATATTAGTGCCAGCATCGGCAAAAGTGTCATAAAACTTGCCTACAAAGCCGTTCCCACCAAAATAAACATCATCCCCGCTTAGTTCCCAACAATTAGCGTGTACATTGGTAAATCGACCCCATGATTTTGTAATGTTGTGCATGACATATTGTTCAGAGCCGCCCGTTACGGGAATGTTGACAATCAACATATTGACTTTGGCAAAGTAAATCATCTGCCAACCAAAATTATTGGCATAAAGGTCAGCCGCTTGGCTAATAGCGTAAAAAATCTTGTCGGTAATGTTTACGCGGGGGTCTAAACGGGTAGATTGCAAGCCTGCTGATAGGGGTACAAGCCCATCTTCGGTCAAAAGTAGGATGTCACCACCGTACTTAAACATACATTTACGGCTATAAGTTTGACCAATGTTCCAAAGACCTATTAAAGACCAATCGTTAGGGTCAGATGGGTCAGAACCCTTATAAACAGCGACTTCTCCGTTGCTTGTGGCAAAAACAGCTAGGTCATCGACCCCGTAACCTGCGTCAATAGTCCAAGTTCCCATTGCTTGTAGGTAGCCGCCCTTTTTAAAGATGCCCCCAAGCGGAAATTCGGTGACTGTGCCGCTGATACTATCTACGGGTAAGTACCAAAACGACAAACTATCTTTTTCTACAAAGTACAAACGCTCTTTAAATAGGTTGACTGTAGCAAATAGGTTTGAATTTAACCCCAAAATGTAATAATCAATGGTGTAAGTGCCTACTGGACTAGCATCTCCCGCAGGCGCGGTAGCCATTTGGTAAGTAAAAGTAGTTGCGCCTGTAACAGTTATGCGAAAAGTGCCGTTAAATTCAGCAGGAGTAGCACCTGATACGGTAATTGTGTTGCCTGTAACTAAATTATGTGCGCTAGAAGTCGTAACTGTGGCGGTTAAATTGCCTGTTCCACCCCTAGTTTGGGTAGAAATAGTCTGTGCGGTGTCGGTTGTAGCGGATTTTTGCCACCGTGTACCGTCATAAACGACCATTGGGTCAGTTGCGTTGACAGCAGGCATAAAAGTCCCGCCCGCAGTTGTAATAATGCTATGAATCCATTTACCGCTAGTGATTCCTGTTAGGCTAGAAGTAGCCGTAGAAGTGCTTGCGTCATAAATAACCGTATCGGTACTAGCAAATAGCTTATTGACCGTTGGGCTAGAGTAATTCATTAACGCATTAACTTGCCCCGTAATTCCAGTTGAGAACTTTGAGTAACCTTTTCGCATGGTTACATCGGTTGGCGTTGGAAAAAAATTGACCATTTGAACCGCGTCTAATGGGTTCATTTCTGCAAGCGAATCCCGTGCGTTCCAACCACCAATCGGGGCTGGCAAGGAAGCTGTAACTGCCCGTCTTTGCTGTGGTACTGCCATGTTTAAGTCCCGTAACCAGTATCGGGAATATTAGCGTAACCGATAAGCACCTTAGTCGGATATGGGGCAAAGCTAAGATTAGCACTACCTTTATCGTTGGCTTTGGCTACATTTAGGTAGCGGAAATAATCTTGTTGCAACGCAGTAGTATCAAATCCTTTGATTTGGAAATACTTAAGTTTTGTGCCAAGCACCATTACGGTATCGTCTAGTACGGTTGTGTCGGTATCTGCGGTAAAGCTGTTCTTGACAGCGCCCGTTGCGCTTCTTGCCCAACCTTTTGAACGGTATTCAAAACCTAAATATTCTTGGGTATTGTAGGGTGGCCATATTTGAAACTGTTGCCCCAAAATACGCCAACGAATCCGAGGGCCAGTAGAAATATAACCTGACTTTAGCCATTGCCATTGTTGGGCATCTTCAGGGCCTAGCATCTGCCAACGCTTAGTCTTATCCCAATGGGTATTATCGGTAATGGTTTCAAAATCAGGCGGTAAATCGTACTTGGTTTTAGAAAAGGTAAAAGTTACGCCTGTATAAGTTCCACTAGCTAACTGGCTCATTACAATCGTGGAAGTTGTGCCGTTATAAGTAACAGAAGAAACATAAGTATCTTGATTAACGCCTGTTCCAGTAATGGAATAGGTATTGTTTAGGGCAGTAGCATCGCCAGTAACAATAATGTTATAACTTTGGTTGCTTACGGTATTGCCTACAAAAGTTACCGCATCGGTGTAAAAACGATACTCCAACTCCAACGCTTGCCAATCAAACTCTTTGACCAAGTCATACCCAGTACGGTTCATCAGGGCTAATACCTGTTGAACATCCTGACTAGTATTTCCCTGAACATAGGTTGGAATGGCAAGGTTCAACTCGCTAGTAGTTTGCTGAATTAATTGCAACATGGTTGACGACATAATTATCCTTTTTACTGGCGTTTAACACCCAAGTAGTTGGGGTATAATTACGGGAACTTAGGGCAATTTGCGTTTGCCCAAAGCCCCTAAACATCAACAACTTACAGGAGTTGCTATGTCTGAATCCAATTTTACCCCAACCCAAGCTGATTTACACAACTATTTTGATTATAAAGACGGGGTGCTTTATTGGAAGGTTCAGCTTTCCAATGGTTATAAAATAGGAAATCCTGTTGGTAGCAAAAACAGTAAAAATTATTTAGTAACTTCATTAAAAAACAAGGCTTTTTTAGTACACCGCCTTATTTTTGCGTGGCATTATGGGCATTTTCCAAAACAAATTGACCACATTGATGGCAATCCTCTTAATAACAACATAGAAAACCTTAGAATTTGTGATTATTCCGAAAATAATTGGAATTCAAAAATAAGAAAAGACAATTTGTCAGGAATAAAAAATGTTTATTGGCAAAAATCTACTAAAAAATGGGCAGTAGCTCTGAGAAAAAACAAAAAATACATATATTTGGGCTGTTTTAAAGATTTAGAACTTGCCGAGTTAGTTGCTACAGAAGCCCGTAACAAATATCACGGCAAGTTTGCTAGGCACAATTAAGCCACTTGTTCAGCTTTTGGCTTGCGAGTTCTAGTTTTCTTTTCAGTAACCGCTTCCAATAAAGCTGCCATCTGCTCTTGCATAACAGCCAATTTTTGGTCTGTTTCTGCTTTTATACGAGCATTTTCCTCGTCTTTTTTGGCAAGTTCTTGCTTTAAGGCGTTAATTTCTTCAGCCCGTTTTGTCGCTTCTGCGGTTTCGGTAGCCAAATTAAGGAATGTCCGTGCTTTATCCCTAAAAGCGTGGGGTGACATACCAGCAATCATTCCAATCCGTTGTAGCTGTAGGTCAGAAGCATTAGCAATCGATTCTACAGTCATAAACTTTACGCCCCGTAATTCTTGGGCTTGGGATTGGCTGATTAAAGGCCATTGTTCTACGGGCGTTCCTAGTATTTCGCTACTAGAATCTTGCGTAGCCTGATACTGTAGCCATTGTTTTGGAAAACGCTGTTTATGGCTTTCCTGTGCGTAAGTATCAATTTCGGTAAGGTTGTCACCAGCAACCATAATGCGGACAAAATCATAGTCCTTAAATATGGGTCTGCCAGCTTCGTTAGATTCATGTTCTAGTTTGACGGCTCGCTTATAAAACTTAACTGCCAAACGAGAATCTGCGTCTTGGGTATCGCTATCAATCATTTAAAACTCCTTAAGTGGTTAAGGTACTACGGTTAAAAGAAAAAAGGAGCTACCCCATACGAGATA